ATGTAAGTCTCAAGCTCAGAGATGCGCAGGGCCAGCGGTGCCACAGCGTCCATGATGGTCCGCGCCACAGCATCGGCCCACTGCTGCTCAGTGTTCAAATTGGAATCTCCAAAAGAAAAACGGGGCGACCCTTTCGGAGCGCCCCGCTTGATGTTTCCAATCGTCTCAGCGTTTCGGCTTATCGAGCCCGTTTACGATGCGAAACAACTTTACAGCTCCCGATGGAGCGCCAAGCACTTCCCACCGCGCCCAGGTTCGCGGCGACACTTCGACTTGAGCCGCCGCCTTTGCCAGCGACAGCCCGAGCGATTTGCGCAGCTTCTTGAGTTCTGGACCTGTCACACCACACCTGCGTCACCGCGCCTCGCCGGACCAAGCTGCACCTGACCCCGCCTTGGCCTGCCTGCCGGACCTTGCCGGGCCGGACCGCGCCTCACCTCGTCACACCTCGCCCTGCCTGCCCTACCTCGTCAAAGCAGACCACGCCGCACAGTAGCGGACCGGACCGAGACGTACCTCATCAAGCCTGCCGCGCCCCGTCATAACTGACCCTGCCATAGCGCACCGTACTCTGCAGACCTCATCGTACCTGCCGTACCTAACCTAACCATGCCTGACCTTGCCATTCCACAGCTCACCGCGCCTGCCAAGCCCTGCCATGCCACACCTTGCCATGCCGGGACTTACCGCGCCACGCCTGCCACATCACGCCGGATCGTGCCGCGTCAGACCTCGTCAAGCCTGCCCCGCCGCATCAGAGCGCACCATACGGTCCGCATCCCGCCCCGCCTGCCCTATCCCGCCCGCTTCCGTGTCGTGCGTGCCTGCACCTCATCGAGTGCAGCGAATACGACGGCGAGTTCGCTCAGGTTCGCGTACCGCCGCCGCCACCGTTTCACTTCGGCCAGCGCTTGACTCAGCATGAAGTCCCGCTTCTCAGGAATCCTCATGGCATCGGTCGTGATTTCGTAGAGTCCTGGCGCAGATCGAGAAATGTATGGCACAGAGATCGAGCGCGGCTTCTTAGACTTACCGCTCACGATCTCCGTTTCGATCACGAAGGAGCCGAGAATCAGCCGCGCCTGCGTGAGCCGAAACTCGCGCGCCGCTGCTGAGTCATCCCAATTGAAGAGCTTGTGTGCCGGCGACTTCCGATTCGCCGCGTGCTCAACGACGGTCGCCGGATTGGTGTCCGGCAACGAAGTCAGCCACTTGCCAAAGACCGCCGCCGAGACGATCCCGCTGTAACGGGAGTTCGACCAGCGGAACTTCGCCCGACTCACTTCGGCACCTTACGATGCTTGCCGTTCAACTTCGCCTTCGAGCCTTCGACTCGGAACGTCCCGAAGCCGATCCCGTAAGAGTTGGTCGAAGCGGGACGCCCCTCGCACAGTCCCACCTGTGCACCCGCCCGATGCAGCAAGTTTGCCACGTCGGTCTGCGTCACCGCATCGGCGTCGAAGTCGATCACGACATCGGCCCACCACGAGTCGTACCGCGGCCGGTTGCGCAGATCCGCGACACCCGACTCGAGCCGAACGGGGCGCGTATCGTGCTTCGCCTTGCAACCCTGAATCCGCACCAGCGGGTGCCCGCTGTCACGGTCAAAGCCCTGCGCCTGCACGAAGAAAAGCCCCTTGCTCTTCGTCATCTGCAAGCCATCGACGTACCGCGCCGCCTGGATCATCGCGTTCCGCAACGCGCCCGCGTAGAAGCCGTCCCAGCCCTTAGCCGAGACGTAGCGTGCGTCGTTGAATTCCGCCTTGTAATCCTTCGGCGCGCGCGCCTTCTTCACCTTGTCCTTGGCGGTCTGCGAATCCTCGATCTTGCGCTGAATCTTCGCGCCGAACTTGTGGATCATCAGCGGCGCAGTGCCAATGATCTTGAACCGGATGCTCTGGAAATTAGGCTCGGATATCGCGATCCTCGCCACTTGCTTTGTCGCCATTTTGCTCTCCTCGCCACGGCCCGATGCCACGGCTTGTCGGGCGCAACCCTATGCCAAAATGGCGCACCCTGTCAACTTCCCGCTGCCACGCAGTATTAAGCGCAGCCCGAACGTCTTGCGCATCGTCACTATCCGGCGTCGGCTGCGGAGTTGCCGGTGCGGCGATCGGCGGCGAAGGCGGCGCGGAGTCGCGTTGCGCCAGGGCTTCCAGCGAGTAATTCTGCTGCTGCAAATACGGCTGTGAGCCGCCCTTGACAGGACGCAGGTTCAACTTCTCCCGCGCCTCGTCCGGTGCAAAGAGCGCGCCGGTCACGCCTTCCTTGAGCGTGGAAATCTGCGTTGCGGTATCCATGCGGAGCAGCATGTCGAGATCCAACTCAATCGCCAGCCGTCCTCGCTCCTTCGGCATATCAAGGCCGAGGCCATAATCCATACAGGTTTCCATCTGCTCGATGATGCTTTGCAGGCAATCGGAGTAGTAAATACCATTCAGCACTTGCGCATTCTGGTAGGTCGGCATTGGACCCATACCAATTTTAAACGCGGGCACGTGGAAGCAGGCGCAGACGGCCTCCGCCGTCCACTTGAGCTGCTCGAGCATCTGCGCTTCCTGCGCGGTCATCGCGAGCGGCTGGTACTTCATCCCGTCGCCGATCACGGCGACCTTGCCGGAGTTCGTGCCGGAGAAGCCTGAGTTCCACAGCGTCTGCATCGCGGTCGCTTTCGCCTGCGAGATGGGTCCCGGTGCGATGAGTATTCCGCCCGGCCGGCTCATGTTCTGGAAAAAGGCGGTGGAGTTTTCCTGCGCCGCCAGCCCCTGCGTCGCTGGGAGCCCGCACGCGAAGATGGGCGACAACCCGACGAGCGGATGGAAGAGGCAATTCATCCGGTCGTGAAAGATCTCCGACTGCGGGACGATCACGGCGTCCTGCTGCAGATCCGCCAAGTTGTCCTGGTGGAGCTCGTAGAACACCGCGCCGTCGGGCGCCACGAGCGGCTTGACTCGACATGGGTCGAGGACAAAGGCGGCGATGACTACACCGCGCTCGTCTCGCTGCTTCAGCGCGTAGGTATTTCCCGATCGCAGCTTTGAGGTGGTCCATTGCTCCCGGAACTGCACGGGATTGGAATAGTGATTCGGCCGATTGAGAAAGGGCGAGAAGGCGGGCGAGGTCGTCTCTTCCCAGATCTTGCCGACTTGCTCCATCAACTTGAAACGGAGCTTGCCGACATCGTTGGCAATGAGCGTGATACAAGCGAAAATAGCGTGGTAGGCGATGACCGTGTTCGTGCGTATTTCGTCGTTGCGCTGCCACGCGCCGGGATACCAATCCCCAACCAGCGGATACCAGCCGCCCCAGCCCGTCGTGGGCGGGGCGAGATTCGCCTGATTGCGGCCGACGAAAAATTGCTTCAGGCGCAATGCCAGGTTCACGACTCGGCTCGGAGATCCCGCCGCGTGTACTTACGCTTCGCCCGCGGTGGCTCCTCGGGCTGTTCAGTCGGCTCCTCCTCCGCAGGCTCCTCGGCCGGCGGCACCGGCTGCGGCGCTTCCATGCAGGCACGCGCGAGTACCAGCAGGCGTCCGTGTCGGTCCTCAGCCTCGAACGTATCGCCCGCTTTCAGGCGGCGCACCCCGTAATACATCGATCGCCGGGCAATCAATTGCATCGTTGTCTCCTCAAAGAAACGGGGCGGCCCCGAAGAGCCGCCCCAAGTCCCTGCGCGTCTCAGCTTCCGCAGGCGGTATACGCCGCGTTGCTGATGTACTGGACTGCGCCGTCGCGGCGGCGCTTGTAGTTGATCCACCGCTCGGCCCGGATGCCGACGGCGTTGCGCTGCCAGAGGCTGTACACGGCGTTCGTCGTCCCCGCCATGTCCAGAGTCGCCTCGCGGCTCGAGTCCACCGTCACTCCACCGTCATCGGCGAGCAGGATTTCCGACTGCTTGATGAAGTAGATGTTGTGACCCGTAGTATCCCCGCCGACGTTCTCGGAGGTGATGACGGGAATCCCGCCGATCGACCCACCGCTCGGCCCCATGCCGCCGAACTCGGGTTGTCCGAGCGCGTTCGTCATGAGCCCAATCGCCGCACCCAGCTGCTCGGACATCACCGCGACCACGCCACCCGTGGACAGTCCCGCGGTCAGCATGGCCTGCAGCGCCGACTGCACGTCGCAGCGCAGCGCGTTCGCATCGGTGCCCGACGCCGGAATGGCTGTGACACCGACCGCAATACCGGCCGGGTTGTTGGCGGTAGCAAGCACGCTTTCGGAGAGGAACTGCAGATCGATGAACTCGGCAATCTCGGCAATGAGATCGCGCCGGATCAGGTCCTCGGCCGCCGGATTCGACAGCCGCGCGAGCTCTTCCGAGATCACCACGATACCGGCCACTTTGCTGTAGCCGAGCGTCATGGTCGTAAACGCGAGCTCGCCCACCGGCTTCGGTGCGGCCTCGCCGACCCAGTTCACCGTCGAGCCCGAGGTCTGCACCGGGATCGAGATGTTGAAGGGCACGCGCCGCAGATTGAGCCGCCCGACGACCGTCGCATGCCGCAGCAGCTCCACGAACTCCGAGGCCACGGTCGGTGCGACTGCGAGCGGAGCCGCCCAGGTCGCATCGGCCACGGTGCCGGGATCCGCCTTCTGCTCGAGCGCCTGCAGCACCTCCGGGCTCGAATCTTTCCATCTCTGCGCAAAACGGAGCGCGTCAGAAGTGCTGCCGCGACCGTTCGCGAGGGCGATGGCATAGCGGGTAAAGGCTGAGCCCTTCGGCAACTGGGGCCGTCCCGCCGTGATGATCGCGCCGCCGCGCACCGTCATCGCATCGTCGGCGCTGCCTCCCGCCACCGGACGAGCCGCCGGCAGCACGGTGCGCTCGAGCCCACGCAGCCGCTTCAGGTGCTCGGCGACCTGGGCGACTTCGGCGGTGAGATCGTCGTACTCCTGCTGCTCGGACTCGTTCAGCGTCCGAACCCCATCATCGGCCGCAGCCTGCATGATGGCTTTCATCCGCTCATGCTTCGCGGTATGCGAAGCCTCAAACGAGCGGATCTGCTCTTGCGTATTCATTGAATTGGCCTCCCGGCCCTTGCTAGATCGAGATTGCGCCGAGACGCCGGCTGACAATCGACGCTCTCCCCCGCGCTCCCTTTCACGGCCAGACGCAGCCAGGGTTTGCGAGTCGAGCGAGCGAATAACCTGGATCGTGGCTTCAGCGTTGGCGGGTATGGTGACCGCGCTCAACTCCAGCCAGGACCATTTCAGAAAATGCGTGCCGCCTTTTTCGAGGCGGGCGGTTTCCAGTGCGCGGAAGCCGATCGAAAGCCCGCGCACGAGCTTCGCCTTGATCGACTGCCAGGCGAGGTCGATGAGGTCCTTGAGCGGTCCCGGCTCCGCAATCTGCGGGAGCTGCGCCCGCACCAGGATGCCCTTGCTGTTCACGCTCGCCTCGACCACCGTGCCGATCGGCCGCGCGTGATCGTGCTGCCACAAGAGCGGCAGCGGCAGCGAGAAGCTGGCGCCCTTCGGCTCGACGATATCGCCCAGCCGATCAGCAGCCGGCGTCGTCGCAAGCCCCACCAACTCGCGCCGCTCCTCATCGATCGACTTAATCTCGAGCACGCTGTACGCGCGGTCCATTGGAAACCTCACATGAAGTGAATCGAGTACGCCTTGCGGCGCGAATCTGGATTCGCAGCCATCAGTTGCGCCGCGTCGAAGGTCGCCATCAGCGGGTCAATCTTGGCGCGACCACTCGCCTGCTTGGTTATGAGGAAGGCGTTACCCTTTTCCTCCACCTTCGCATTGCGGACTGAGTAGTCCATTATCGGCTGACCACCGTGCTGCAACCGACCCTCGGCCAGGTAACGTTCCGTCGTCTTTATCGCCCCCATCAGGTGATAACCCTGTGAGATCCCGACGATCTTCTCTCGGTCGATCTCGCGGGCGATGATGGCGTCGAGAATTGGCGCGATGCCTTCCTTGTCAACCCCGATCTTGTCGAGCAGGTCCGCCGCTTCAATCCGAGCAACGTAGTCAGCGACCTCGGCCACATCCTGGCCGGGCTCGCAGAAGGACAAATCGCCCGCCTGCACGAAATCATTGAAGCGCGACGCCTCGGACTTGCGCCGCTCGAGCACGATCGGGTGTGCCCACGCATGCACCCATAAGAGCCACTTGCCGGTCGCCTCTTCGCGCCCGAGCACCG